AAAAACTCCATATGCTTAGCGTACAGCTCCCGCCGGGTCGGGCCGATGGCCTCGAAATACGTCCAGAGCTTCCGCCGCCGGTGGTAGGCTTCGTCCAGCTCGTAAAGGGTTTCGAGTTCGATCTCTTCAGCCATGGTGAGGGTCATGCGGGATTACTCCCAAACATAGGCTGAGTTATGGGCCAATGGCCTCTCAGAGAGCGGAGGGGCAAGGTCGCCTGCGGCCAGTATATCTACTACCGCTGTCACGCCACCAACTTCCTCCAATGCGTTCGCAAGCTTTCCCAACGTCTCATCATCCATGTCCCAACCTCGGCAACATTTCTTACACCAAAGAGACACGTCACCGTTGCTCTCCATCAAGCCTTTCCACTCGTGCCCTAAGTCACAGCCCGGCATCTCCATCCCTCCCTGGCTCGCCTGCCAACAACTCGAGCGGCATCACCGCCGCCCGCTTCTTTTCGAGTATCGTAATACGGGCCTGTCGCGCAGCCACGTCATTGTCCTGCACTTCAACTTTTGCCTCAACCGCTATCGTCTTGACATAGCCCCGGTCTCGGCCTTTCCGGTCCAGGTGGTAGGTAATTGCGGTCATGTTGCCATGCAGGATATGCTGCTTTAACCCGAGTTCGCTATGGTCGAGCAGGCGGCTCTTTTCGTTTTCCCACGCTTCCTTGACGGTGGGGTATTGTTCTATCATCCTGTAAATAGTCTTTGGTGCACAACCAACCTTATCGGCAGCAAAGGACACAAGCCCTCCGGTAGCTCTTAAAGCTTCAATAATCGTTTTAATAGGATAAGCCATAGTAGTTACGTGACATTTGTGGCAATATCAGAAAAAGAAAGTACCGGCGTCTTGCCAGTCATCTCAGCCCAACGTTGCAGCGTGACGGCGACATAGCCCGGTGCGATTTCGATGCCCCGACATTTCCGGTGCAGGCGTTCACAGGCGATCAGGGTGGTGCCGGAGCCGAGGAAGGGGTCCCATACAATATCTAACTTAGCAGAATGCGCCTTGATAGCTCTTTCCGGTATGCCTACCGGGAAAGCTGCCATATGAGGTGTATCGGGATTTGTAGATTCTTCTCGCGTATCCCATATTGCTCGACAACTTATATCCCAATCATAGACCTCATCAACACTTCCTCCAGGAAGACGCCACGTCCAAATATGTTCCCATTCTTGATGATGTGGAATACTTGTATGATATGTCCAAAATGGTTGTGATAGCATCCTAAAAGGCTTATACCATATTCTCTGGGCGTACAAATCCATTTTGCGCTCTATGTGGCAAATTTCCCAATAATTCATACTTATAGGATAAATACACTGCCGAGAACTCCCAGTAAGCGACCCAGCGTGAGATTGCGCCGAAATCTCATCGAAGTTTACAAACCAAAACTTTCCTGGCGCTATAATTGAAAGCGCACTATCCGCCACGCTGCGTAAGAGCGCTAAGTGTTCTGCAAACGAAACGTCCTTTTCGTATTCTTTTCTTATAGAATAAGGAGGGGAAGTTACACCAAGGCAAGCTTGCTCTCCACTCATTACCGCATTCACCACCTTCTTGTTCCTACAATCCCCACACACAACTCGATGCTCACCCAGCTCCCACACCTGCCCCAGCTCGACACCCCACTGCTCCCGTAGCTCTTCCGCCCGGTCAATGGCTGGGCCTGGGTCTTCTAGTGGTTCCTCGTCGAGCCCCGCTAGCACAATGCCTTCCTGCTCTGCCAGGCTTGCCAACAACGCCTGCACCCCGGCCTCATCCGACTGCACCTGTTCAAGCACCGCTTTAAGTGTCGCCTGCTCCGCCGTGGCCAGCGCCGTAATCGGGTCAAACGTCGCCAACGCTTCCAGCTCTTCGGCCTCGCTCAGATCGACGTACTTGACTGGCACCGTGGACTCTTTCCGTTTCAAGGCCAACGCGACCCGCAAATGCCCATCAATCAAAAACCCGGTGCGCTGATTGACAATGACATCCTGTATCCATCCGATATCTTCCAGCACGCCCACCATGGCCGCCTGCTGATGCTGGGGATGCGCCCGCCAATTCTGCGGATGTTTCACCAACTCACTCGGCGCCACGTGCGCTTGGGCCACCGTCCGGTCGCGCCATTCGGCCACAACTGCCCCTTTCCTCGCCATCACCACGCCGCAGAATAGGCGTTAAGATACGTCAGCACTATCTTGTCTCTTTCGCCTTCCGATGCCTCTAGCAGTCTGCCAAGTAACGCAGGGGCCACCTCTTGCGTCAGCGTCAACAAGGCATCGAACATCTGTTCCCTCTCCGTCAGGCTGAGACGCCACTGCTTCCCACAGTTCGCGCAATCGATAACAGTCGGCCCAATGAGCGCGCCTTCGTCACCCCGCTCAATGTCCGTTGTCAACAGATGCATGTGCATATCAATCCTTCCTCGCCGTCACCCCAGGAACATAGCCCTGACTAATATTCATAGTAAGACCTTGCACTATCCAATTCCATGCAACGTCTTCAGTCTCTGTCTTTGGCTGATCGTGTTCCGGGGGTATCGACTCAGTGCGCCCTTCCACACTTACACTGCCCCATACGATCATGGCATTCTCTCCCTACACATCCAACAACGTAATCTTACTAGACGGCGCGTTATCCTTGCCACGTAGGCCAGGCTGGACCCCCCCGCCGCCCACCGGGATCACGATGGCGGGCGTGATCACTCCGCGATACATGAGATTATCTGAGGTACCCGTGCCAAAGCTGGCAAACCCCAGCGTCTCCCCGCCCGCGCTCCCCGTGGCTTCAGGGAAGAGCACATCATTAAAAAATTCCAGGACATTCGTCGTCACCTGAAACCCGCCTGTTGTGCGAGCCACCGTGATGCGGGTATACCCGGTGTACGTGGCCTCGCTCGCCGTCTGATCCCCCCCGGCGCCAGGGTCGGCAGTATGCAGGGCCATGGTGATTGTCGCAGTAGGCCCTGTCTGGTCATTGTCTGCCAATTCAGGAATGCCTATCGCTTGGAAAAAAAGCTTGTGAACATCCTCCGCGAACGCTGTAGAAAACGGCATTTAGGCCCCTCCTGTCCCCAAAATTCTGACAAATCCCTGCAGGTCAACCGTAGAGGCTCCCGTGGCACTCGCTTCAACTCTGGCCTCGACAAAAGCCCGACTCTGTACCTCTGCCTCGAGCGCTGCGAGCATTTGCGCCACCCACCTAGTGCGCCCCCCCAGCGCGACCAGCGCTTGCTCCTGGCTGGCCGACGATCCAAGGACGCGGCTCAACCCCGACGCGGCAACCAGCGCCTCAGCCTCAGCGAGTAGCCCACTAAAATCACTCGGGCCAAGCGCCGCGCCTTCGATAAGCACTTGCCCAAAGATGATGTTCGAAATGACATTGGTCAAGTTGACCATGGCCATGCCCGTCACGCCGAGCGCGCCAAAGGCCCGGACAAATGCTTGCATATCGACGTCAGCGGTGCCCGTCACGCCGAGCGCGCCGAAGGCTTTGACAAACGCCTCGACGTCTACCGTCGCCGTGCCTGTTACACTTAGCGACGCAAGCAACCGGACAAACGCCTCGACGTCCACCGTCGCCGTGCCTGTCACGGCCAGCGCGCCAAAGGCTTTGGCAAATCCAGACAGCCCCACATCAGCCGTGCCTGTCACGGCCAGCGCGCCAAACGTTGCGGCCGCGACCGCATCAACCGTAAACGTCGGGGTACCAACTACACTGATTAGTGAGGTGACCAAGGCACTTGCCGGAACCGTAACTTCAATCGTTTCCTGGGCGGTGATGTCGTAGTTGCCCGTCTGCGCCGTCGCCCACGTGATGGTTACCACGGTGGGACTTGTTCGCACCACGGCGGCCACTAAGGCGGTATCCCGTACCTCATTGTTCCAGCCCAGCAACTCGCTCTGTGCGCTCGTACAACCGTCTCGAATCGCGGCCCGTTGCGCGTCAAACGTCGCCCCCGCCGCGACCCACGTATCCCCCGTCAGCGTCAGAATCGTGGTTTCCGCTGGCGCGCCTGTCATGTCATCTTCGTCAATATTGGCTGTGGTTGTGCCCGAAACGGCAACAGTAACCTGCGGCAGCGCTTTCCTGGTTATACGCTGAGGCTCTGTGACTACGCGTAATGGGGTATGATATAAATCACGTATTTCGCTTGCAGGCAGTACCGCATCATACACACTTGCATACGAAATTTGCCCAGTCAAAAATCTGCCTGCGGTCCCGAAATTCCTCCCAAGTACCACTTCTCCCGCTGTATTAATACTAACAGCTAAAGCAGCAGAGTGTACTTCAATGCCATTAAGATACACACGTACAGTTACGCCATCATATGTCGCAACAATAAAAAACCATGGGCCAACTGTTAACAGTCCTGTTGCGGTAAAATGCGCTTGATTATTTATACGTATATCAATAGCAGCAGTGTCTCGTGAATTTATCGCCCAGTTGTCTCCATTAGCCCCGTTGTCTTTAGACAGTATTCTTGACCCGGATGACGATGACACCACAGCAAATTTGACCCACACAGTCATGGTAATATGCGTTGTAATCTTTAAGGCAGGGACATCTCCTATGTCCACGGAGTTTGTCCCATCAAAGTCTACTGAATACCCTGGCATTCTATGATTATCACTGGGTACCCATCCGGTAGAAGAATCTATCCCAGTGAATACGCCATCATTCTTAAATCCGCTTACGTCTTGCACAACAGCCCCTTGTTTTCCAAGGGCAGGAATCAACAGAAGCTTCAACCTCTTATCTGTCGGCCTTACATACCCTTGCGCTATTGACGGTTCAGGTGTGCCAAGCATTATCCAAAACTATCCTCTACGGTTGCCGTAGCTCTGATATGCGTATTAGCTCCCGCAGCTCCCGCATGCATATACACCACCCTATATCTTGCTATACTTTCAAGATTAAGCGTCACAATATTTCTCTCAGCTTGGCCCCAGGCAGTATCAGAGCTATCTTTCCCAGTAGTCAACCCATCTAATAAATGCATGCGAACTGGACCAGTCAGTAAAGCTTGAATCAAGCCCCACTCACTATTAGCTAAAGTTCCGGTATCTTGTATATATACATACTCACCTGCTGCAAACCCTGTTGTAGCAACCATAGCTAATTCATCTTCACCGATTGCTTCTGTTGCGGTTAAATTTTCATCAGCAGGAGTCCCATTTTCAGACAATAATATCTCCTGTATAGTGTACCAATCTTCATCACCTGACGACTGAGCTGAAACCTGTATCAACCAACTAGCAGGATTAGTATTAACTGCTGCTTCAACGAAACCTTGATCTAAAAACAACGTAACTTGTATTGCTGTAGCTACAGCTTGAGCAGCACCTATAACAGTACCTGGATGCGTTACCAGTGCGTGCGCTATAATACTTGTACCTACAGTTTTACTAGGCGTAGCCATATTATTTAACCCATGGCTCTATTGCGCTTGCAAATCTTCACCAGTCACTCCGGCCATATCATCCCAGCTTGCGGCAATCTGAAACTCAATATCAGCATCACTACTTGCTAAAGTAATCGTCGCATTTGCTGACGGGACTACAATACTAAACTGATCAACCCATGATACAATTACCGTACCATCAGCAGCTATAAGAGGCCCGCCTCCAAGGATAACGTTCTGAGCTAAACTTGCTCTTTTCCGCCATTGCGCTTGCGTCATGGCGGCCATGGCCTCGCCTTGTACTTGTCCTGCGACTTTCAGTATCCCTACCTCAACCTTCGTCTTGAACGTTGGGTCCTGCCCTACGGCATATTGATCAGTAAAACTCACGATGACCTCTCTATTTCACCGGTTCGGTAATCCAATGCAACACGCCACCCACAATCACTAAGGTGATATCCTTGACCGCCTCGCTCCGCTCCGGCGGGATCTGTTCACCCGTGACCACCGGGAGCACCACCGACCCCACCAGCATCACGCAGATGGTCGCCACAAACAGCAGCATCATGCAAGCGCGTGGCGTCCAGTTTTCCCACCGCATGCCTGCCTCTCATGCACGTTCGCGGATGACGTACCACGCCCCGATGAGGATATACAGCATCGTCACCCCCACAGCGCCGCCAATGATGCCTAGTATGCACACCCCCCCCTCCGTGTCTGCTGTCTCTATGACACACAAGGCGCCCATGTGTCAAGGAGAAACGCCAATCACCCGCCAGAACCACGGCGAGATAATGCCCCAGAGCTTCTCAACCACCATAACGGTCAGTGTGAGTGAGGACACCACCCCGTAGAGTATCAGTGCTACCCAGAGCGGCCTAAAATCCCCATTGCGTTTATACCCTAGCGGTGGCCGCGCCGGATGTGGACCTTCAGATATCTTGTACGGCGTCATCCTCCCCCCTTCCTACGCACTCGTGCCACGCGGCGGCCTCCGCCTGCCGATACGCCTGCCACGCGGCCGCCTCTGTGGTGTAGTAGCGGGCCTGGGCCTGTGTAATCACGGGCGCGGCGGCCTTCTTCTGTCCGGGCGGTTGCCCCTGTTTTTTCTGGTAGTCCTTGAGCCACGCTTCAGACGCCCGCATCCTTTGCACCCTTCCCAGACGGACACCCTCTACAGGCATCCTTTATGGACACGTCCTCGTACCACATCCCCACAACCCCTGCGTTATCAATGGCGCTCCCGTAGGCACAAACTGTGCAGGCACCTACGGGAGGTGCGACCTCATCCGGCGATAGCTGAGGCCACGGCTACAGTCTAGCATGTTATGGCCGATGTTCGGCCGGGGGAGATTCAGCATGGACCCGTGTCTCATTTTTTTGATCGTGCTGGTGTTGATCATCGAGGGGGCGTACCTGCTGCGCTAGCGACTCGTGGAAGGCCTCGACCGCCTGGCGCAACTCTCGCACGGCCTGGGCGAATTCCTGCCAGACGTTCAGGGCGTGTTCCGTCGGCTCTGGAAAGCTCGCTCGCATCTGGGCACGCTGCCCGGCTTTCTGCTCCGGCGTCTGGCGAGCCAGTGCCAGGCGCTGGGGCCGCCCAGCTTCACGAAGCGCGGTGATGAGGTCTGGGGGCCATTTATTCTCTTGCATGTCCGCCCCCCTCGCGCCCCAGTAAATAATCTGTCGAATACCCGCACACGTCCGCAATGCGGCACAACGCCCCCGTGCGGATCTCTTGAATATCCCCAGTTTCAATACGGGCAATCGTATTGCCCGTCAACTGGACGAGCGCCCCAAACTGGATTTGTGTTTGGCCGACCTTATGCCGATATGCAAGGACTGCCGCGCCAATTGGCGATGGATTGCGTGCTCTCATAATGTTCCCCTTTTTTCCTTTAGTATACAATAAAAGTTTATTTTCGCCAATAGCGTATTTTTTTCTACATACCCTTGACATGTTATTCTACATCGATGTATACTTAGTAAATCAAGGATGACAGCGCACCGCAGGCGCCATCCACCGGAGCCGGTACCCTCGAAACCAGGCACGGGAAGAGAAAAGGGCAAGGGGCAGGGGCCTCATGGACAGTGTCCCCTGGCATGGTAGCCAGGTGCTGATGAGATACCACACGAAACACGAAGGAGATACCATGAATACCCTCAAGGCCGTCCATTGGACCGATCTGCTCGATTTTTCCCGCAAATGGAATGATTTGGGCGAGGCAGTACAAGGGCAAGTTGAGGCCATTTGTGAAAACCCATGCGCCGATGTTAACGAGAGTGCCATTCGGTTTGCCTTTGAACGACTCAATGGGACAAATGACGAGTTGGACAAATGCTTTGATGCGTACTGTCCACTTGAAGGATAACGCAGAGCACAGCGCTACACAGCGCTGTAATGCGGCCGCCCGCATCACGCAGGTGACGGTTGCCAGCCCGGAGAGATCCGAAACACTGAGGAGATGCGACGATGATCGATGAATTTCTACAAGCCACTGATGAAACCCGTCAGATTCTTATACGGAAACGCACCACAAATCGTACACGGCATCTGGTAATAGCTGATGAGATGGAAGTGTCTTTGCACACCTGCCTGGACCGGTTGCAGGGCACCCCCGACGAGCTGCAGCGAATGATTGCCTATCAGATCCAGCATCATAATGGCGGCTTTCTCCCTATGGATTCAACAGACTCGGCCTGGCACCTCATCGACGCCTATGCCGCCGGTGATAGGTACCATGATCAGCCCATGCCGTATCAATCGCTAGTCTAAACGCAGAGCAGCCCCGCCGATGCGGGGTGTAATGCGGCCGCCTGCACGCACAAGGTATGCAGGTGTCGGTTGCCAGCCCGGAGATACACCTACACGAAGGAGAGAACGATGATGGACGTCGATCGCACCCCACGGCCCGACCAGGATCTATCTCGCACACGGGGGCCAGAAGGCAGGAAAGATCCCAGATGGACATGCCATACCTGCACAAAGCCCAGAGTGCGCCACCCGCTTATCAATGCACCTCGCAGAGATACTGCCCATCATTTACGTCAAGCGCATGGACTCTCACAGGAGGAAATCAACCAGGCGTTGCATACTGCCCGCGTCGAATAACACCCCCTGGGGAGGCCACCGCCTCCCCGCTATCCACACTGAGGAGATGACGATGGATACACAAATGTATGAACGTCTCACCACACAGGGGATCGCAGCCTGGAACGCCGAAAGGGAAAAATACCCTGGAGCGTTAATAGGCCTGCAAGGGGCTTCCCTGCAAGGGGCCAACCTGCAAGGGGCCAACCTGCGATGGGCCAACCTGCAAGAGGCTTCCCTGCAAGGGGCCAACCTGCAAGGGGCTTCCCTGCAAGGGGCCAACCTGCAAGAGGCCGACCTGCAAGGGGCTTCCCTGCAAGGGGCTTCCCTGCAAGGGGCCAACCTGCGATGGGCCAACCTGCGATGGGCCAACCTGCAAGAGGCCGACCTGCGATGGGCCAACCTGCAAGGGGCCAACCTGCAAGGGGCCGACCTGCAAGGGGCTTACAGAAAGTGCGGCACAGAAAGGAGCACACCATGACCGCTCAAGAGATCGCCTGGGCCAAAGTCCACGAGAAGAAAGGGAAGGGGGAGAACAAAAAAAAGGGAAGAGAAAAAGAGGAGTCCGTCCCATCAAGTGCGAGCAGTGGCCCGGCCATCTGGGGAAAACCGGACCACCAGTCAGACCAAAACAAGGACCAAAAGGATAGCATGATACACAAGGCATTCACAACCACAAGTGCGGCGCTGTTTATCGCCCTGACCAAAGCCCTCGATGCGTACCCAGAGGAGGAAAAACGCATCCTCAAGGGCGCGCAGACTGCTTCGATTCCGTTCGACGTCCTCGAGCACGACGGGTATACCACCATAAAGAGTACCGACGCGACCAAGAGCTATACGATTAACGGGCATGGGTGCAGTTGCCCTGATCCGACCTCGCGTTGTAAGCATATATGGGCAAAGAATCTGCATCGGAAAATGGCCTCGATTCACAAGGCCATGTTGGCGCCGGAGAACTGGTGGGAGGCCGCAGTCGGCAAGATAGGAGGGGTCGTACATATTACGGAAAATGCATGGGTATTCATTCCGTTCGGCGGGCCACGCGGGTTCTTTACCAATTCATCAGACTGCGTCCTGCTCACAAGCGGCCTGTACTTTACCCCGTCAAAACCCCCCACTCCCACACCACAGGAGGATAATGAGCGGTGGGAAGCGGCCTATTACCACGAATATAATGAGATAGCATAGCAACCCCGGCACACCCTGAAAGGATGAACGATGCGAGATGTTAACAACCTCAATACCACAGGGATGACGAAGGAAGAAATACACCACTTGCGAGAGTCATTCGACAAGGATACGCAGCGCATCGCCCACGGACACCGGCATGATGGATGGATCATTGCTGGGTGTGTCGCGTTTGCCCTCCTGTGGGGAGCCGTTGCGCTTTTCTGGAATCCGTAAGAGGCCCTCGAACACAACTGGCGCCGCCCTTTCTCACCCCCCGGGTCAATGGGCTGAAGAGGTGGCACGAAACCCAAAGGAGAAATACTATGCGTCATGTTTTAGCTCTCTCAGGCGGGAAGGACTCTACTGCGATGGCTTTGCATCTGCATGCCACACGGGCCGCTATCCCTTACGAATATGTGTTTTGTGATACGGACCGAGAATTTCCAGACCTCTATCGGTTCCTTGATAACCTTGCCGAGTACTTACAGGCCCCGATACACCGATTGAATGACTACGGACGAGGCTTTGATTACTACCTGCCACATTGGGGCTATTTTCTGCCAGGCAAGGCGAGCCGGTGGTGTACCTCGCACCTAAAAATTCGGCCGTTCGAGCGCTACTGTAAAACCTCCCTCCCCTGTATAGTCTATATCGGCATTCGTGCCGATGAAAATGAGAGCCGAGGCAACTATGGTCTGACCACGGGTATCGAATATGCGTATCCGCTCCGCCAAGACGGGCTCGGCCTTGAAGAGGTGGAATCACTCTTAACGACCTTACCTTTCCCCGTACCAGACTTCTACGCGTGGCGCAGCACCGGAGGATGCTACATGTGCCCCTGGCAGCGTGACCAAGAATGGATGGATCTGCGCCTTTTTCACCCAGCGTTGTTTGCGCAAGCGGTCGCCGAGGAACAACTGGCGAGCGAGACCAGTACGGACGGATACAATGCTACATGGTCAATACACCGCATCCCGTTGACACAGCTTGCCGACGAGTATGACCGCCAAGGGCAACTTTTTGACCGGCGTGCTATGCTAGAGAAAAGAGATCGGCGCCCATGTCTCATTTGCGCAAAGTGAGGAGAGTATGGCAAGCAGGAAACCCGGCAGTACGTTTACCAAAGTGCTCGAACGTGGCCCGAACAAAGGGGACACCGTGCAGTTCAAAGTAGGACCGAGCGGCAAACCCTTTCCTCAAAAAGTTGTGAAGGATAAAGGGAACAATTCCACGCTCAAAGATAACAGCGGGGTGACTTTTTCTAAGAAAAAAACCCCCTAACCACACAGCGCCGCCTTTCCCGTCCCCTTGTGCGGTGGCTGGAAGGCGGCGCCAGTTGTGCATTCATCCCGTAAATACCTCGTACTCTACCCCCGGCCTCGAGGACTCTCAAGCCTCTCCTGCTGTCCCCTGTGCCTCAAATGCTTCCCACACCCATGCGAGATCCACCCCATGGCGTTGCGCCAGCTCAAGGAGCGGCTCACACACCTCAATCGGGGGCAAGTACGGCAGGGATATCTGGGGGACTTTTTCTCCCCGCACCCAGGCCCGATGTCGCGCCTCACGGTGGAGAAGCTGGAGCGCGACCGCATGCCCGAATTGCTGCAAGGCGATCGCTTGGTCTTCAGCGAAATCCGCCATCACTCCTCTCCGATCCCCTTTGCGTACTGCTCATTAAACTGTCTCAATGCCCGCTTTTCTGCATCATGCTGCACGTGTCGTTGGTGCTTTCTGTCTCGCAGATGCCCCTTTCCACGTCCTAGAGCTGCCGTCAGGCTCCCTGGGAACAGATACGGGGTTTCCCCTTCCCACACAAGCGCATGGCCCTGACGGCGCATATCAGCCACGTCAGGGCCATGCGTGAGAGGTTCCACAAAAGAGAAGAGCATCGCCCGTCGCGCTGCAGCGCCCATCGAGCCCTCAAAAATGTAGAGAATCGCACCCTGCCACACATGGGTCTGGATCGATGGCCCGTACGGATGCTCGGTCATGGACACCATGCCTAGCCCTCCGTGGCCACCGGCGCGGCGGGGAAGAGAATACTTTCAAGCTTCTCTAGACACTCTGGCAACTCACTCACTGGATCGAGCCCTGGCGCTTGTCCCCACAAATCGTCCAGATCGTGGGTCACCAGACACGCAACAATATCCTCTGGCGTGCCCCCGTGCTTCTCGGCCATCGTGATAAGCCAGGCGTGGTGAGAGCCGTCCTCAGCGCTGGTTGTAGCTGGTCCCCATGCGTTATCGGCCGCTCGCTCGCTCTCCCACTGCGCCACCGCTTCCGGTAACAAGCCTTCGATGGTGACGACATCAGCCGCCGTATTCAACCCAAACCCTTCTGCCACGAGCCCTTTCAGCACGGTCCACAACTCGGCCCGCATGGCTCCGCACTGGTCCGCGGCGAGGCTGACGAGCGTGTTCGCCTGATAGCGGAAGTCCGACGGCATCTCCGACGGCATCTCCGACGGCATCTCCAACGGCATCTCCTCGGGTTCGAGCGCCGTGAGTGTGGCAGCAGTGGACACCGGAGGAGACACAGACGCAGCCGGTGCGCTCATGTCTGGCACAGGCCGGGGTGCGGGTTCTGGCCTCCAGACCTCCTCGACATTCTGCAGATGCTCGGTCGTGGTGGGCACATACGGGCTAGGGTCAGGCGTGATATTTCTCTCCCGCCCGTAGAGTGTATCATCAAGGGCCAAGGCTTCTTGCGCTTCGGGAGACAGCGCCATGTGCTTTGTGTGACAGATACGGGAGAGCATGGTCTTGAGGGCCATGCCATCAAAAGAGCAAGGCTGCAATCCGTCCGTGCCCCGCGTCTCCGCCCATACGGACTTTTGGGCCGCACGAGAAAACGTATTTTTCCATTGCCGCATAGCGGCAACGTCCATTTCTTCCGTATGCCATGCGCCGTTGGTGTACCGCACAGCGGCATAGTACCCCACAACCGGACCACGGGCGCCAAAGGGCGTATAGGTGTGGAGAGGTTGTCCGTTGCGTGGGTCGATTTCATAGTGATCGTTTTGGTGAAAAGCCTTAGCATACACATCATCAACCCGTGGGTCATTCAAGGCAAGCTTTCGCTTCCCCGCATAGCCCATTTGCATCGTCGCCTTGCCTTTATACGCAATAAGCCAGGCTTCATTTTGTCCACGTGGGTCGAGCCCCAGCTTGAACATCTCGTAGATCGCAACGGCAAAGCTTTCCGGCGTACAGCGTTGTAATTCCGTATTGGCAGCTACCTGACGCACAAGTACATACGACATTTTCTCCTTGGCGCCCTCCGAATCAATAAACTGTTGGACGTCCACCAACGCCCGCTCCACCGCTTGCTGAATTTCCACGCTCACTAAGGCCGTCGATCCGTTCTGCTCACTCATCGCTCCGTCCTCCGTCCATTCACAGGGTGCATAATTAAAAAGCGCAGCGCGTGGCCCGGTCTCACCCGAAGGGAAACCCTTTTTACGCGCCACGCGCTACGAGGCAGCCAGGGGCGTAAGAGCTATCCACATGCGGGCAGGTCCGCCGCTTCCCAGAAACCCCTGGCTTGCATATTGAGAGTATATCAGATATCATATCAATATGTCAATGATATATTTCCAATACCCCACTCCACAGGAGGAGCTATGATCCCCAGATCCCAGATAAGCGTGCGGCTCAAGAAGGAACTCATCGCATGGTATACCGAAGAAGCCGATAGGCTAGGCATGTCCCGCATCCAACTCATGGCCCTGGTGCTCGAAACGCATAGGGATCACAGCCCCTGGACGGTGCGCTTTGAGCAGAAGACGGCACAGCAGGAGACCTACGAAGCTCACGAGCAGAAACTCCTCGCCGACCTCGCGGCGACGAGCGCCCGCCTCGATACCGAGGGGCCTGCTCCCCAGATCGCGTAGCGCACCAACAACCCTCAGTCACTCCTCGCGCACGCTGTCTGCCTGGCGTTGGGCTGGGCGGCGGCGCCGATCTGGTCGTGACTGATCTTCCGTTCTATACGACTCAATATACGCATCGTAGCCGTCGCAATCCCCATGGGTACACATCTGTACGATCCCGCCGTAATGGGTCTGGATGGGCCAACAGGGGGCGCCGCAGAGGCTGCAATCATGTGTCGGCATGTGTTCACTCCAGGCCCTTCCCGTACTTCTCAATCGAGTCCTGCGAGGCTCCCTCCCCGCACCACCATGAGGGGGGCGCAGACAGCACCTGATCATGGCGGTACCCGTTAAACTGTGGCAAGGCCAGCGCGGAGTGTGCCGGAAGATAAAAAGTATCCTCGAGCCCATAGACAGGCTGCAGCGTGTACCGCGTCTCCCCGGCATAGGGCCACGGGCTCCCATGGGCAACAACGAGCTTGCCCAGCCAAATATAGACATCAAATGCATCACGAGGATACGGGCCACGCATGAAAATATGGCCACCTTTTGACATTTCCATTACTCACTCCTCTCGGGTGGGGCCGGGACATGCCGATGTTTTGTCCGTTGTTGTGTCTGTTCCCCGGCGCTTCCCGGGATCATGACATTCCCAGGATCGCACGTCAGGCAGTTATACGCCAAACAGGCCAACTTTTCCCTGTCGTCTGCGTCCGGCGAATACGCAAAGGTATAGTGAGCGGGCGGGTCAGGAGCGCCCCTAAAGCCCCGCGATGGTTCGCCAAAGCAATCTTTTGCAAATCGACGACACCGGCATTCCTCGCACCCCTGACGTCCATTTCCATGCCACCGCTGCGGGTGTCCGCAGTCACAGGTGGGAGACTTGACCCCCTCACGCCGAGCACAAAAATGCTCGCAGGTGCACGAGCCACACCGCGCTTCATCCCAAAATCGATCTTTCCCACTCAGCGGCCACATCGCCGACCCAGGCGGCCCGCTCCGTCGTGTAAAAAACCGGGTGGACATTGGTACTCACTCCTCTCGGGTGGGATCATCCCCGCAATGCACACAGGGGACGGCCAGGGTGTCTAGCGCCGCGATCCAGCTTTGCGCACAGAGCAGGCAGGTGACTTTGATCGGCGTGTGGTCCGCGGTCATGGTCGCAATCCACTGGACAATGTCGGGCTCCGCATAATGCTTCTTATTCATACCCAGGGAGGCCCAACCACGCAGCCAGCATTTTTTCTGCACGAGTCTTCCAGTCAGACGACTCATAGCAGGGGATACAGAGGGTATACCAAATTAATCGGTCTTTGCCTGGGGCCGCTCCCCATTGCTGAGAGTCCAGAGGAGAATAGGCGAGAACAATGCCCCGAGGATGGGCATGGCACACCATACACACATCAGGCAGATACTCACCAAGAGCGTCAAAATCCTCTTGACGCATCGTATGCGGGACGCCATCGATAGAGAAAGAAAATGGCGCAAACTCCTTCAGGCCATCAGGAAGCTTCTCTTTACGCCGAAAAGGTTTTGCAGTGGGAGCTACTCCGGGGTAGTGCTTTTGCCGTATACGTTTACGTGGCATAACATCTCCTGGGTAGCAGGAAAGCGAAGCGTAGGCAAGAGGCCCTTTAGATCGCGTTCCCGTTCCCCTCTCTAAGAGTAAGAACAGGGAATACCAAGAAAAACGCATTCACTGTCACAATTGTCACAATACCCACATCCGTCACATCCGTCACAATGTCACAGTCATTTTGTCACAATGTCACAACCGTGTCACAATTTATTTCCCTGCATCCCCTCGGTAGGAGTAGGGCGGTTTGTCTTTATAGGTAGTGATTGTGACATTGTGACATTGTGACGCTACGCGCGCGTGCGCGAGGCTGACTCATTCCCACCCTGACGAGGCCAGCGCGGCATACTTGCCGTGGTCAGTGCGCAAGATACTTTGCTTCGACACCATGCGTACTAACCGCTGGCGGAACGCGGCATACCGACTCTGCGGAATGCCCAGCGCGAGCATAATTTCTTGCACACGTTGGGGCTGTTTTTCCTGAAGCAGAAATGCAAGAATCGCTGATTCTTCGGTGGTTGTAGTGTGTTCCTCTCCTTCCCCGACAAAAGACCATGTGCCCTCCCCGTCAAACCTAAGCTGGATCGTCTTATCTTCGGCGTCCTTATCCCGTACATGGACATTGGCAAGGTCATCCCCCATGCGGCGCTCCATTACCCACAGGGCGTCCTGGGTGCCCTGATAGGCTACGCTGCCATGGAGCGCGTCAAACACTTCTTCCGACTCGCCTTTTCGTAAGTGGGTGATCATCACCAGGGCAAACTGATGTTCGCTGCGCAGCACCTGTAGCGGGGCAAACATGCTGTACACTTCGTGATAATTCGGCAAGCCATTTTTCCCTGCCTTTTCTAGGTGCGCCAACACGTCAACAAAAATAACCTCATACCCTTCCTTGATTTTCTCGGCCAGATAGTCCACTCCCCCTTCGGCCAAGGGCGGCATCTTGAAAGCAATAAGCAGGTTGTCGAGGGCAGGATCAGCGGCCATAAGCTGCAACCGCCGCTGAGTGCGGCGCGGCCCATCTTCCAGGGCACCGTAAAGTACCTTGCGTGGCTCCGCGACTTCATATTGCCCAAACACTTTATCCCCCTGGGCCAGGGACACCGCCATATTCATCGCCACCCACGACTTTCCCCGCTTGGATCGCCCCCCAAACAACACCATTCCCTCGTGCAACAGCCCCGATGCAAACCATCGGATTGGCGTGAAGGATTTCGCAAGCAAGGACTGGGCGGTGATCTCTGTGTCGTTGTACCCCATGTTGTGTTTCTGCGTTTCCATGGTGCGTACTGTACCCCAAAACTCCATCGGAGAGAAATGCTGCTGCTTGAGGTACGTGTCCCATTGGAATTTCAGCAAAGGCTCCTCAGCAATCGCAAGTAACCCTTTGCGTATCCACTCTTCCTGTAAAAACCCCAGATTCTTGGTGAGCAACTGTTGCATGCCTGCCAGGTAGGCTTGCGGGTTCGTCGCAAAATCCGGGGGCGCTCCATTCTCGCTCGGAGTAAACCACGCGGTAAACTCACTCCACAGCTCAGCGCGTTGCTGGGCCTTCCATGTCCCAAAGGTCTCGGCCAGGGCCTTGACGTCTGCCATGGTGGCCTCGGAACCAAGAGCATCCATCAATGGACCCATGAGGTCACTGTCTTCTGCGTCCCATAGTGCCATGCCTATACCCTTTCTCATGCCTAAGTGTTTGGAGAGAAAGAGCGTGCTATGATTGTATATCTCTGGTATACTTTGTGTGATTGTTCCCCGCAATCAACCTCATAGTTCGCTCCGAGGCCGCCGCAAGGCGGCCTTTCCTGCTTATCATGTGTCCCACACCTGCCTACTTTAGCCTGCTGTCTCAGAGTTTGCAAGGTGTTTCATCACCGCCCGCGCCTCGCTTTCTAGTACCTGTTCTCGCGCCGGGGCGTGTTCGTGCGGGCACGCCGCCTCGCTCTTTAGCGTGGCATGAAACACCACGCACCAGAAGGTTTGACCAGGGAGGTCAGGGGGCTGTGTCGTGGCCGAGCTTTTCATATAACGCCTCTCGATGGTGATGCTGCATCACGGGCACCAGCAATTCGGTTAGCACCTCCCCTACCGTCAGATGCCATTGCCACGCCAGCGTTTCCAGCCAGGCGGCAAGCGGAACAGGGAGGGTAAATTCCTGCGTGGTAGTCACGTTAGGCCGTTGCATGCGCGTTGTCCTCCGCTTCAGCCGCGATCCCTTTACGGACTTCGTGGGTAATTGCCATAATTTCTGCTTCACTTGACCTCACCGCCCCATAGAACTCGGCCAGTTCCCACAGCCGGGCAATGACTTCATGCGTTGCCAGTGTGCCGTCGCCCACTTGGTTCCACTGAAAAAGTAGGTCCGCCGCATCGTGGGCAAACAAAGCGTATCCCTCATGCAGGCTCATACAGTGCGTCCTCCTGGTTTTCCTGTCTCCCGTCAATCCACTCTGCCAAAATCTTACAGCCTTCGCTTGACGTTCACAAGGAAAATATGGCATACTTTCATCAATGAATCGACATATTTTTTTGGCATACCCTAGGAATGGATGATATGGGCATGGCCATAGATGAGGCAATTGTACACCGTACGACTGTGCGACTGACACCTATAGGGCTAGCGCGGCTGAAGCGCATAAAGAAGGAGACGCGCCTGAGCACGCGACGAGTCATCGAACACGCATTACGACTCTATCTGACCCAGCTCACAGCAAAAGCCACGCGGGCGCGGCGGGAGGGAACAGCATGACGCTTCCATCGGGGCTCACACTCTGGCGGTGCCCGCTGTGTGGCCGAGGCAGTGTGCCCGGCAATCTGTCTGGGACGCTGTGGCTGCACACCAACCCCATGGGGAAGACGTGCCTGGGGACACAAGCCGCCCCGGCGCGGCGGGAGGGGGCACAATGATCGAAACGCTTTATCACAATGAATGGCTCAGTCTCAAACGGGTCTGTGTGCCAGAACGCGGCATCAATGGTTATGTTTTCAGCCATGAAGAGCGGTGTAGGGGAGAAATCATTGCTGTATTGTTGTTTCGATACATTGAGTCGGGAGTTGAGTACGGCTTACGGTGTGAATGTACGCCTTGCTGGGCCGTCGATACACCGATCCCGAGTGCCTTGACTGGCGGCGTGGAGAAGGACAGCACGCCCATACAGACCCTGTGGGTCGAAATACGAGAAGAATCTGGGTATCGACATCTCACGAAACTCCATACCCTTGGAGAATGTCGAGGGACAAAATCGACCGATACAATTTACTATCTGTATGGCGCGGACGTTACGGGAATCGATCCTGGAGAAGCCGAAGGCGATGGCTCTCGCTTGGAAGCCGAGGCAAGCATTATGTGGACCATGAATCCCGTATGGTCCTCCCCTGATCCATTAGTAGGCATGCTGGTTGCACGGTTACAGGGGTATCTAAAGCATTGATCGGAAGCCGCCCCGGCGCGGCGGGAGGGAAAATGACATTGCACGACGCGCTAGAGCAAGAGATCCCGCGCCTCACGTGTGCTGACTGGCCTCTCTTTGCGTATCTCAGGATCTACAAAGACAGTCCGTGGGTTTGGTACTTCGACCGCGCGTTTCAAGAACGGCACCGGCTCGCTACTCCGTATGCTCTGAGGAAAGACAGCAATGCCAACGTAGACTATATCGCGTACCAGGGACAACGGGACCGGGCGGATACGTAGCCGCCCCGGCGCGGCGGGAGGAAGAACATGATAGCTCTCATTGAGCCCGTGCTCATCGGGCTCGCCTGGATACTCTTCACCCGGCTGCTGCGTAAGAACCTGGAGAGGGCGCCTCTAGAACACCCCCTGGGGCATAAACGCCTGAGTGACCGGCGTATCAAAGGTGCCTTGGATAATGAAGTTCATCTGTGCTGTGTTTGTCGAAAAGGCACGCAGAATGATGGGAGAGGGCGCGGTTACCTCATACACAATGCCCATAGGTGCCCCAACAGTTGAGATGTTTGATCTGGTCAATACTCCCGCCGAATCAATCGTGACAAAGTCCGTGGAGACTGCGGTATCAGAGGCCGACAGCCTTTGTGTAGCCTGGATGACGAAGCCCACGCCATTTTTCGGCAGGCGCAGCAGATTGGCCCCTGGCGTCCCCGTAGGCATGGGATCGACATACGTTGTTTGTCGCACACCCACCACTCCCAGCCCGAACCATTCCGTCCCCTCATCCTCATAACGCAGCCTGGTGAGCGTATCGGCCGCGATGACGCCTTTTAACGTCCCCCCGGCGTTGTCCTTGATGTCGTTGCCTTCCCAAACTCCCTGCACTGCACCTATCCTCGCGGTATTCCCAGAGGGAACCCCGAGCGCTGAGTCTTCTAAGAAAAAACATCCTTGCACATTAATGACCCGAAACTTATTGACCGTATCCCAGTCGATGGCAAAGAGTTCACACCTGGTAAAGAAACTGCCTATTATGTTCATGGCCGAGCCCACGCCCTCGGAAGACGTGTCGCCTGTTTGAATGCCTCGATTACAATCCTCAAAATAGCTGGCATGCACATTGATTGAGTTTCCAAGCCGAGCACGAACGCCTATATCTAGGCGTTCAAATACGTATCCTTCAATAAAACACGCCTTGACCCCGTGCAGGCTAAAGCCTGTCGAGGCTCCTTCAGGGTTCGGGCCAAGTACTGTTCCGTTGCGCATTCGCCATACATTCACCCCCGACGCATTGGTGATAAATACCGTGCCATTGGTGCTAAATTGCGACTGATGCACTTCATCCCACGTGTTGATCGCCCCTGCCTCGATAGACACCTGGGTATCAAAGCCTGAAATATATAGATTGGAAAAATACGATTCTTGCATGTTGAGACGGAGGCCCGCGTTGGTATAGGTATGGATATCCCCCTCGATCCTGAACCCCCCAAACCGGCACCGCCACACCCGAAAGGGCACAGCAATGGCTGTGCCAAACGTCATAAAGTTGGTCCCGCCGACATTCGCCAGGATGACCGTCGAGCGGTAGCCTTTGCCAAAGACTGAACAGTCTGTAAGATTCGTGAAGTCGATAGGCCCAGTCAAATACGTCCCTTCCAGCAACTGGAGATGCGCCGGGCGAGCGATCATGTTGGCAATCACTGCCGCAAAGGCTGCGGTGTTATCAGTGGAGTTGTCCGCTTTGCCGCCCCACCATTCAATGTACAGCTCGGTAGTAGCGCCTGGACCAAACTCTACCACGCCACTTCCGGTAAAAATCTGCTGCGGGGGCGCCGTCAACACGCCATTGATCGTTAAGGTAATGCCCGCGTCGACATCCAAAAGCCCAGCAGGCTGGATGTGGACGGGATCGTTCCATTGCTGATCGTAGGGAATCGTCTGCGTGGTCGTCACCCGGCGCGTCCCATAGCCTCCCACCGTCGTGATAATACTCGCCGCAACAGTCGCCGCACCGATGACGAGACCCCCCGCGGGATCAACGGGACGTGTCGCAGAGACTTGCAGCAGATAATGCGAGCCGAAGGTCGGACGTGTCCAGCCTGCCACCGCGTCCACGGTGCTGGCATGCAGGGCAATCCAATGCATACCTGCGACGTCCGCAAGCACCACGCTGACAGCAGGTTGTTCCACAAAAATACTCTCGACGCCTCCCAGGACATAGGCAGACGTTGCCCACGCAGGAAGTGTCAGAGACGACACCGGCACGTCGGGCACACCCCCACGGGTTATCCAGGGATCATGCGCGTCGGCATCGCGGGCGCGTTGCTCCTCAGTCGAGCTGGGAAGATTATGGTCATTGGGCATGGCGGTGCTTTCTTTAGAAACCCGGTTGGGACGTTAGGGGAGCGTAACCACCGCGAATTGTTCTTCATAAAATACTGTGACCAACAGGCTGCCTGTGCCATCAAACGGCCCGCCCTCGGCTCGTATGACCACGTCGGTCAGGCTCGGGACCGGCGCCGGATTATAGCTCGTGTAGACGGCGGGCGTTGTTGGTGTCCCAGCCAAGCGTGCAATGCCCCGGCCGTACACATCCGTCACTCTCGACGTCCCCACGGTCAAGCCCGTGAGCCCCTGCCCATTGCCAAAGCTCGTTTCCACGGACAGGAGCGCGCCATAGGGGACAGACCCCGCTGGGAAGATGCCGAGAGGACTGTCCGCACCGGTCCCCGATAGGATGGTATCGCCACTGGTGGCGGTGAGGCGGACCGTCTTTTCTTTGCCCTGCCGGTTGGGGCTCTCCTGGCCCGTTGCGGACGTCGACCCGTAGTTGTCTTCAGTCGATTGCAGGTTGTCGAGGGAGTCGAGAAGGTCAATCTTGTACAACCCGTCGGTTGCCCAGTGGATTTCGGCCTCGCCCACCGCATTGAAAATAACTGGATTCGTGTTCGCTACCAATCCCTCAAAGTCTTGAAAGGTGGCTTTCGGCGTGTCAACGGTGCCTGCGACAAAGGTTTTCAACTTGAAAAACGCGCCAGGATCGCCGTTGACGTTAAATACTCGATAGCGAAAAAACGGCTGGAGCAGCGTGGTGACCATAGGCACCTACCTTGACGTATACCGCGCTATGCGTGCTCACGGTTGAAGCAAAAACCATTCTCCGGCAATTGGCCGACGTAAGCGGCATGTCCCAAAGCGCCGTGCTCGAACGGCTTCTCCGCCATGGCCCCGCTCACTGGTGGGAGATAAAAACCCAGGAAAGGCCCCGCTCATGACGCTCGTTGACCTCTGGATCTGGCTGACGACGACCAACCTGCTCATTGTGGGCGCTTGGGTTGTCGGCGTACCCGTAGGAATTGCTTTTCTAAGCTACCTTGCCTCCTTTTTCCAGGAGGACACTACTAAGGTGCAAGCGAGGTAATTCCTTCCTGTTTCCCTTGTGGAAAAAACGCCCGGCGTAACAGATTGACAATGGCCGCCAACTTGCCAGCCGGAAGTGCCTTGTCGGGAGCGCGCACAACCGCTCGCGCTTCAGTAATCAGCGGGCGCATGAGACGGCTAACTTCTGCAGGATCTTCAAGCATTTGATCGCTAATTTCACGCATGATGCCTCCAACAAGTGGCGCCCGTGCGAGCCCAGCGACATCAGAAGCTAGCGGAGTTTCAATCACACGGAAAAACTGCCGGACATCTTCCATCGAAGCATTAAATGTGTCTCGTCCTCCTGGGGTCGCGTCTAGCGCTCTATTTACGGCCCGCGCTAGCGGAGTACGGTTACGCCGTAATTGATTGGAAAAAGTTGCCACGCTGAGCAATTCTCGACGAGCGTCTGAAGTACTCCCTATCGCGGTTTCAAACATTTCCCCCAATTCTTCAGCGCCCCGTAATCGTGCCCAAGCACGGCGCGCCCCCGCTAATTGTCTACGCACAACTTCACCACCCTCTGACGTTGGTGAGCGGAAAATAGCCGTATCAATATCATCGTTGAAATCTAGTAGCAGTTGCCGCAATTCAAAAGACTGAACGTTCTCAAGACGTTCACGTATTGCGCTATGCAGCGCCTGCAAGTCTCCCATATCATGGGACCCTGTGCTATCGTCCACAATTCCTTGAACTAAAGCTTGCCAACGTCCTCCGGTTCCGTGATTCCTATCAAGTCGCCGTATATTGCGTAAAAGTTCATCGGTCTGCCCTTGAGTCAGGTCGGCTACGCTGTCCGACACCGTGCTCAAGTCAAACCGTACCCCAGACTCACGGACCTCATTAAACACGGCCCCTACCTCCTGACGCGTCTGCGGTTGGAAAACACGACGCGGAATATCACGTGCAAGCTCAGTTGCTGCTTCCCTCCGTATGACCTGCGCTGCCGGTGTCCGCCGGACAAGTCCACGACCGAAGCGTTTCAGTAGCGGTTCTGCCACTTCAGGCACAAGAGACATACCAAACTCTGTTCCCATTTCGCTGACAGAAGGCAATTGTCCTTCTGTCGCCAGGCGTTCAGCGGCAAGCCCTGCTGTTGCTCCTGTCGCACCACCAAGCGCGCTCCCTATGGCAACCCCTGCAGGCCCAAAGGGAGCCCCTGCGACAATGCCAAGTCGCTGCCCTATCATTTCCCCGCCACTCGTCGCACCCGTTTCGCCCACAGGGCCGAGAGATTCAAGCCCTTCTGCGAACGTTTGCGGCCCTTCTTTACGAAAGATACGTGATAGTGTCGTGGTTGGCCCTGACGGAGATTTCCGAAACACGCCAGCCGCCATAGCTTGAAGTTGCTCTGGGATACTCATGCTGCGCGTGAGCGCTGTCGGATCAAGAGATCCCTGGAGACGTGTTTCAGGCCGCGCCCGTGCGATCGATTCTACTTGCGGCAATGCTGCTTGCCGTTGCGACTCTATGACGAGTTGCTGAAGGCGTGCTTGTCCCGCTGGCGTTTGCGAAATTATCTCATCGGTTTCGATTTCAAACGTTCCCTGGTCGGTCGTGACCTCGTAGACAGCCATAAGTTACCTCACGCGACGGAAGCGCTTCACCACCGGTGCAGTACCTGTCGCTGCTGTTCCTGATCCTTGGAGCGCGTCCAAGTCAACCGTCTGCCCGCCACCACCACCTTGCCTGGGTTCCGGGATCGGGGAAATCCCCTGCTCGGTCAGCTTTCGTGCTTCCCCGACAGTCAACGTGCCCAAACGTGTAATAACACGTTCTCTATTGACTAAGAAGTCGTCCAGCCCTTCAAGCTTGCCCAGAAACACATTGCCGACGTCCCCTGCTGTGGGGACTTGTTGCCGGAATTTCGTTATCTCTGATCCGGCAATCGCCGCCCCGGATTGTGCACGAGACCATATTTCTTCCGCGAGGGCCAACGCCTGCTGAAACCGGATGCCCTTTTCAGTGATTTTCCCGGTAAATTTCGCAACAAGGCGCTGTTGGGGGCCTTTAATAAACCCAGTAAAGCCTGGCTCAAAGTTGTCTTTCATGACCCGTAAAAGCCGCCGCAAGTCCCCCACTTGCCCTAAGCTCTTCTGGGTCGCCGCCGGAAGTGGCCGCCCTTCGATGAGTAATCGTGCCCGTTCTCCCATCTCCCTGAGCGTTTGCGCGTTGTCCTTCTCCACCGCTACAGCGATCTGTGCATCCGTGGCAAAGGGGGGTGTCAATCCGCCCTCTCCAGATAAAATGTTTTTCACGCCGGTCGAAAGACTTTTGATACGCGCTGGTAGTTCCTGTTGAGCTTCCCGTGCTAACCGTTTTTCTTTCGCCACCGCCGCCGTACTCTTCTCTCGGAGAATATCTATCTGAAATTGTGTTTGTTTCTCCGCAGAGGTCTTCCCGAGCGCTCGCAGTTCTGCAAAGACGCGAGGATCCCACGTCGCCGAAATACGTTGATTTGGCCACACCTGCGATATCAACGGTTGCAAGCGAGTTCGCCAGCGGTCCAGCGATTCCTGGTCAGTAATCAAATCCAAAACATTCCCCGCCGCCTCCATTTGCACTCTTTTGAGGTCAATCTCTCGTGATGTCGAGTCGATCTTAGCATCATGGAACGCGACCAACTGCCGGGCGATCTCCGGGCTTCCCAGCGCGGCAACGCGGTTGGCCACGGCAAAAACTTCCTGACGGGTAAAAATCTCCTCCCCCCGCATAATTTGGGCGGGAGTAGGCAGGGCCGGTGTAGGTGCTTGAGGTTGCGCCCCGGGGGGGGGGTTGTGACGCAAGGGTATCTTCAAGCTCAGGCAACGCTTGGGCTCCGCCTGGTGGGACACTCACATCCTGAGAGGGCACGTCAAAAGCGGCGGGCGCCGCTGGTTGCTGCTGAGCGCCGCGCCGTTGCCCCAGCGTCGCCAACGCTTCCTGAATCTGTGCCGCTTGCGCCGCTTCCCGTTCGCCCCTGCCTATCAGCAAATCATTGATACGCCCCCGTTGTTGCCCCTGCTGCAACCGGCCCAACGCCAATAACGTGGGCACAATGCTCGGCGTCTGGACAGGGCGCGTTTGGAGCGGAATGCGAAAATCGATTTCAGCCATTATGCTGCGCCTCCTGATGCCGCAATAGGCGCGGCAAACCCGCTGGGGAAATTGCCAGCGCCTCCGTGGCCCGTAGAAAGCCCAGCGGTCGCTCCCGTCGTAGTGCCACTTCCCAAGAATCCGAGCTTGTTCAGCAAAAACAAGTTGGTCGCAGTCGAGCCTATATTACTCAATCCCTGGGTGATAGCGTTGGATTGTCCCACGGTCGACACGGCGCCAATATTCCCCTGATTAATCAGCGCGTCCGAAAGAATGCGCCCTTCATTCAACGCCGCGTTTCCAGCAACCGTGCCCCCCTCGACAATCGTATTGCCACCGCTGGTCGCAAAGTTGCTGCCCACTGCCGCGCCCGTGCCCGTCGCTATGGAGCCAAACCCGGCAAGGGTGCTCAGCAAGTTCGCCCGGTCGAGCGTGCCCTGACGGTCGAGGCTAAAGCTCGCCAAGGACTCATTAAAGTTGAGGTTGCGCTCATTGAGCGCCCGCGCCTCCGCCGCGCCAAACTCTTGCGAGGCCAGCCCGCTACTAAACTCCGTGAGATCGCGGAGTTGGCCACCGCTGACTAAACCGCCCCGGGCGGAAGCTGCACGGTTTAAGGCGCGCTCACCTTCAGCTAGACGAAACTGAAAGCCCGGATCGGCCTCAAATTCTTCGGTGCCAAATTTGAAGGGTTCATCGAAAGGCTCAAAAGGCTGGGCCAATTGCTGGGAAAACTCCCCACCCACCGCAGATAATCCCGCAAGCTCTGTCAGCGCGCCGACCCCGGCTTCCCGAAAAGGCCGTAAATCTTCGCGGGTGACGTCAAAAATCCCCTGCTGAAAATCCAACGACTCTCGCGTGGCTGTAAGCTGTGCGTCTGCGGCAAGTTGTGCGGCCTCAACCCCGACGTCGGCGGCCTCCGTGGTCGCTTCTGACAGAGTCTCAGCGGAACTTCTTGTTGCTCGCGACTGGAGCAACGCACCAACAGTGCCAGAAATAACACTCATGACTCGGAGTCCTCGTCCTGGGAGGCTTCCTCAGCCTTTTTTGCCGCAATGCGTGCGTGCAACTCCGCAAGGGTCGATGCTTGGGCACAGAGCGCTCCGGCTTCAAACGACATAATTTCCCCTTCTACAGTTTTTTGCTATACAAGATTTCAAATGGTTCGAACTTTTCCCGCAGCAACAACGCTTCGACATTTTTGGCCACGGAGGTGCTGGCAATGACATGCTCACAGCCCTCGGCCTTCAACTCCACCTGAGCCCGTTGGAACAACCTCAGCCCTAAACTGCCTTGGCGATAATCGTCCGCTAGATACCACGAATCATCAACGCCTGTTAGCACATGGGCGTAGTGATGATGGGCGATAATCGTCCAGCCACTAAAGCCGACAAGCTTCCCGCCATCACGGACCGTCACGACCACGAGCGTCCCATTTTCTTCCAAAATTTCATACATACTGCTATCCAGGGCCAGGTGGTCAGGCTGCGAGTCGGCGCGCACCTCTGCCCAATAGGCATCAATCAGCCCACGCACTTCGACTTCAGAGCGTGCCCACGTGTCCCGCTGGACTGTTACGTTGTCCAGCGGCGCCATCACTACAGGGGACGCCTTTACTTTTTGTAGGCGCCGCTTGGCTCGCTGTAAACGTCGGATTTCACAATCAAGCGCAGCTATATTCATCGAGGAAACAATGGCGTGTGTCGTCATGTCCCAATTATCAAGAACAGCCATTAGGAAATCTCCACCCCGGAAATATACCCCTCAATCCCCAGCCCTTGCACCTGGATTTCCCCACCGGGCTCGAGCGTCTGGTTGATCTGTTCCGAACCAAAGAAGGTCTGACCGACGCTCACGTTTTGGGCGTCGATCACCGTGATTGCCGTGCCAGCCGTGCGAGGATTCAGCGTCACAGTGAGCGCGACCACGCCAGAGGTGACATTACAGAACGTCGCCGCCTTAACAATGCCCGTCACCCCAACGGCTGTGATGTAGGCGCTGGCCAGTGATGCTGTCAGTGTTCCCGCAAACATGTTGATATTTTTGATGGCCATTCTTCACCTCATACAGGAACGAATAACAGAGAAAACGTGATTCCTATGGTCGTCATAGGCGATTCGCCAAGGGCCGCAACCCATATATCGGAAAAAGGCGGAATCGGGGCCGCAACAGGCGAGGCAATTGGCACAAAACCTAGAAGCCCTGGCACAGTAAACACCCGCTGGGTGGGGAAAAAGGGCGGGACAATATTGCCCGCATCCGTGCGGACCTGCAAACGAAGCACCGCCGTTTTGTGGGCGTCAATGCCAGGGAAAATACCAAAAAGTAACCCAATTTGATCACTCGGAACGGTAACGTGACAATGCGTGGATCGGCCAAAGCCTGAAGGAATCGTTGCTTGCAAAATACTCGACTCTGTCTCAATCAATAATTGTCCGGCATTGGCCCCGCCGTAGGTTCCCACGGGACGTACCAGGGCCTGATTGAGTCGGAAAAAACTCTGCGTCGTCAGGGCAGACACCGCAAGGCCAGCGGTAGCAATCGTTTCCACAATCGGAGCCCCAGCCACATCGAGTCCTTCCAAGAGAATTCCTTGAGCCCCCGTCCCTGCTGCCGTATCATCCGCACTGTCAGACGTGATCTGCAGACGCTCGGGAGCCTGTAACCATGGACGAATGCCCCCAGGTTCCCAGATGTCGGTGAACACGGTATTGCTCACCACATCACAGAGCCCATTGCCAATTTGTTGCGTGAGCCCGGCCCTCCCTGCTCCGGCAAGTTGAAAGGCTGTGAGAATTTCTGGGGGGAAACGAAAGCCGCTTGTCGCCATTATAAGACCTCAAAAAACCCAAATGCTGTGAAGTTCACTTCGTTCGCAGCATCATTCGTTTCGACCGCAAAATTCCCGGCGCTGTCTTCCATGGGCAGATACATCGGCAAAACGTCCGAAGTCGAACGCGCCAGTAAAATATTGCGCGCAATGGCCGTACTGTCATTGTAGGTCGTCCCATCGTGGTCGAGGTAGATACTGTACCTCGCATCCGCGCCCACTAAGTCCACATTTGCCACAATAAGCCCTCGAATCACCACCCGCAACCCTACGTTGGGAGAAATGATCGATACCGGGGTATCTACCACACTGGGACGAACTTGCCCGAGTGGCCGTTCGGCAAAAAACTCATCTTCCGTGACTTCATAGCCACCAACCGTAATCGTGATAGCCGTATTCGCCGCCGCCTGGATCGCAAAGTTCGACACAGAACGCATCGGCGCCCAGACAGGAACGAGATCCACGGTGTCTTGTGGAATAGACACATCCCAAAAGAGTCCGCTATCTTCGTCATAGGTCGTTCCGTCAATGTCGAGGAATAGCCGGTACGTCTGGTCACTGGCTGACGTATTGGCAATGGAAAAATACTTCATCACCCCAATCGTACTCGCCGGGGGGCTGTAAATGCCCACCGGGCTCGTGGTCATTTGCGCCTGAGCGAGCAGTCGAGACGCAACACTCATCAGGTCGCCAATCCAAAGCGTTGATAAAAGTCTCCGGGCTTGCGCCCAAGACGAATCGAGTCGGCCGCCACCGGATCGCCCGCCCCTGCCAACTCCCGTGTGGCAAGATCAAACGCCCGGTTGACCAACTCAGCCAGTTGCGGCACATCGGAAAACGTTTCAACTGGATCGCCCAAGCGTTTGGCTACCGCCACATCGCCTTGTTCGGGGTTGGCTTCAACATCTACCAGCCCGCCTTCAAGTCCACGAATGACACGATCAACCAACTCAAACCACGGTTGCCAAGCCACGGCGACTAGGCCAGTGCGTTGCTCTGTCAACCGCGCCCGCAAGAGAGGCCGCGTTAATTGTTCCCGTGTTTCACCCATTGATTAGTCCTTGCCTAAAAATAGCCAGGCAACCATAAACAAAAACCCAGGCGCCATAATGACAAAGGACACTACAACGCCTTCCATCAGCGCACCTCAAAATACACGCAAATTACGCGCTTTCATCACCACTTTTATCCCCTTTACGCGCATATTACCCACTTACCGCACCTGTGAATACCCGCTAAACATGGCAATCTCTCAATCGTTAAAATACGGAAATCGACACACATCGTCTTTATCAAAAGAAAGCGATTCTATTGGCAAGCGTGAATGTTTATCAAGCGTTATCGCAACTGCCAACGCTTGACGCGCTGTCGCGCCACATTGCATAGCCCCTAGCGCAAACGCCGCGCCAGACCCTATAGCATGGAACGGAAGAGACATAAGAGTAGGGATCATGTCTTCATATATTTGATATATCTTAGGAGCGCATCCCTCTGGACGATAAATCAAGCATGCAAGGAAACTGGGCCTATCTTTTTCGTCAGCAAAAGTAAAAGAAACGGCCTCCCCTGGGCGCGACAAAAGAACCTCAAAATCATACGCAGACAAATAATGACCGAAACGTATGCCGTCATTTGTATTTCCAGAAGAACCAAAGAGTATCGAAGCATTTATTTTTCTAATTTTCGTTGCTTGAAATGTTAAATCGCAACTATGCGTACACGTATCAGCCCAGAGGACAGGGCAGGTTTGATCACGAATATCAGCAATAACAATTGTCATGTCGCCCCCTTATCGTACCTGTAAATACCCGCTGAACATGGCAAATTTGGCCGCCGCTGTAAAACGCATGCGGTAGGCGCGATCATAGGTACGCCCCAACTGCCGCCGCTTCGCCCTCGTGCGAAATTCCCCTTGCCTCCCCAGCGACATGGGATGCTCGTTGCTCCATGTCTGGCCATGCGTATCGGACCAGGATAGGGCCATCTGTGGGTCCAGGTCCGGCCCAGCCGCGACCGATTGCCCCACACCGACTTCCATGTCAATTTCCAGCGACACATGTGTCGATTTCTCTCGAGCCGTATGCCAGTATGGCGCAACACGAATCCGGGGCAGCGGCTCGTCAACGTTCGTGTAGGTGTCCAGGCTGCTCTCATACAAGGTGCCGGTGGCCTTACTGCCCAAAATATGTCGCCCAAAAGCGTGCATATGCAGCCATCCATCATGCGGCTGAATGAGCCCGTCGGCGCCAAGCCTACCGCGCTCGTGCCACATCTGGGTCGCTGCGTCAAAGACCCATGTATGCGTCAGTGTTTGGACGACAAAAAACCAATGACCCTCCTCCTGGTAGCCAAACGTGGTAATGCTGGCCTGGTCCACCCGGTTGAGTGCGGTCTCAATAGCGTGCGTTGAAATGCGTTGCGGCGCGTAGCCTACCGCTCGCCAGACAATGCCCGGCCCTTTGTCGTTCCCGCCGACCCAATAGACGACCTCATTAAGCTCCACCATGGTAAACGGGCTGGCCGTGCCCTGTTCAATAAACGGATTTTGCAGGGGCTGAAAAGGGCGAGACAGCGCGCCAGTATTCACAAACACCTGCACCGTTTGGGTGCCAAAAACCCACAACTCGCTATGGCTCCGGTGGACACCAACAACCAAGTCCGGACTGCCTTGAGCGCTGGCAAAGTCGGACCCGAGATAACTGAGTCCATCCAGCGCCAAACTATGGAAAAATTGGTTGGTACCACTGTGGTTGAAGAGAAAAAACTCATCGAGTGAGACGACCGTATCGGCTGGTAGAAAGTCAGGATCGGTGATCGCCTGGAATGCATTGGTGCCCAGATTCAAAATCCAGCCGCGCCGGTCGGCCACAATGCACAACTCCAGACTCGTGTTGTCCATCGACACCCGTGTACTGTTGCCTGTAAGCGTTCCCCGCTCCACCGACGTTGTCGGGCTGGTCAGCTCAAAAAGCTTCTCCCCCTGCACCACAAACGGTCGGTTACCTCTTGTCACCACGTGCATCCCACGGATAGCGCCTTGCCCTGGGAAGGTTTGCAGCACGGTAAGCCCGGGCGTGCCGTGCAGCACCGCGACGTCCTTGGGGTTGGCGCTTTCGGCCAGCGCCGGGTACAGGTTGACGCAGCGCTGCGCGTCAAGTGTGAGGCTCCGAGACTCGTAGGCTTCGCCAACAAAGGCCAGCGGGATCTTTGGCATGCTAGCCCTCAGTTGATACGGGCGCAGAAGCGTGCATTTCTTCTTCGCTCTGCAGTCTCAGTTTACAGGTTGGGCAAAAAAAATACCGCTCATAGCACTGGCCTGGAGCTTCCAAAACCAGCCATCCCACGGCACCAGTCTTTGGGGTCGTCATGGCGTCACAGTCACGAAAACTACATACATGAGATTCCATATTAGCGATACGCCCTCAATGCCCGGTTATACCCATACGTGCGTAAGCCACCCGGCAAGCGGCTATCCAGAGACATCACTTCCCGGGGACTATTGTTCGTCTTGATCACACGCTTTGTCTGTGCAGCCAATAGGGCCAGCCTCGGCGGCAGTACGTCTACCTCGTGTTCTGGCGCCAACCACTCTGCCAAGTTGTAGCGTAAAGCCGCTGCATAGCCCGGGGGGAACGCCAGGACGGTATCGAGGTCAGGGAATCGTTGCAGGGCTTCCCAGGGATACAGAAACAGCTCGTTCGCTTCGGTCGGCACCGGAAACACCGTCGCATTCAGCACGGGATACGCATCATCAAAATAGATATACCAGGTGACGCTACTCGTGGTCTGTGGTACCGGGATCGTGCGGTGCTGCAAGTCCGTCAGGATGGTCACCGGCCACTTCGTCCCGCTGGACACAAACCGAAACGACACACTATCCACCCGATTCGGTCGCGCCAGATTCCAATCCCCGCCCGGTCCCCAGGTGTAGGTAGCCTTGCCTGGGACCAGTGTTTGCACCACCTCGGGCATGGTGAACACCATGAGGCTTTCGAGGCTCCAACTCTCAAGCATCTCATCCGCAATTGCCCGGGCACTCTCAGCCTCATCGGCTGTTGGGAGTTCGCCAAGCGACGTGGCCCCCAGAGTCCTCAAGGACCGTGTAATTAAATCACGTACTGTTGCCATCTGGTACTTTCCTGGGCCGCCCCCGCTTACGTTTCGGGGCAGCAGTGGTACTTCGCCCAATCGTCACAATATTGTCAACCGGCCCCTCTATCACCGTTTCCCCTGGTTCAAGGGGCGGAAAAATCACACGTTCTGGAAGCACCGTTGCCAAGATGGCAGAGATGTTAAGCTCTACATTCCCTGACATTGTGGGCGCCTCTATCTCGGAAAGAGGCTGTGGAGACCTGCTCCAACCGCTACCTAGCGTGTCCTCTGCAGCTTGGTTGTCACACCAGGCTTTCACCCCAGGCCGATAGCGGACACGTGGGTCATGCGGTTGGAGCGGTGGCATAGTCATTTACCCATAGACGATCGTGGCCATTTCAGGTCGTTGGAGCACCACGCCCCACAGTGCGTCCACGCGGCTTATATAATCGTACGTGTCCGCCCGAAAATCCTGAATGAATGTGAAGGCCATGCCCATCTCCTTATCCTGCACTCGTGATGCCATATGCACGCCACGCGGCAAGGGCAAGTCGACGAAGGCCAGACCGATGGCTTCTGGATGGAACACCATGTTTTCCACGCTTGTCGCGTTTGGCGCGCCGAGAAAATTGAGGGCAACCCCGTCAGCAGGAAGCCCTACAATGGTCTGACGCGGCCCGGTTGTTATGAGTGGCGGCTCGATTTGAATCGTCAAGTCTCCCGTCCCGTCTGCGGTGCCATCCGCAGTCACAACAAACGTCCGCAACGTGCCCGCATCGCTCAGGCTTTGCGCCCGCACCATGTTAATGCCGTCGGCTCCCAGCGTGCCCAAGGTAAACCGGTCGCCTTTTTTGACCGTGGCCACCGTAACAGTAAACCCGTCACACACAAGCTGTGAGGCGCCTTCGACCTGCGTTGCTTCTGTCACAGGCGTGCCTACAAAGTTACCTGCCGTATGCACCCGCATATTCTGATCCATCTCCCACCGAAACCCGCTCACCAGGTTCGGGCCGCTCATGCTCCCTTCGGTAAACTGCCGAGCAATGGTGGCTTGGGCATTAAACAAGCCCCGTGATCCCTTGATCACTTGGGCTTCCGCCCTGGGATCGACCAGTGCGGCCCGCATTTTTCCCTTGGGCACGCCCTCAAAGTCCAGGAGCACGCCCCCATCGAGAAAGATATCGGTATTAGCGGGCGGCGTGCCCGGTATGCCCACCTGGTTGTACACGCCAATGGACAGATCACACACCGATTGATCGATGGCGTTGGCGAGCGGTGCAATCGCAGGTTCGATAACCTGTGCCGAAAAAGAGTTAATGTCAAGGAGCAGGTCGTTTGTCGAAAACAGCATCGGCACATGCTCTTGCTGTAACGTTAAGGTTGCAAACTCTTCTACGTGAGCTTGCGGAACCCACGCCGTCCCCGGTGTGGATGTGTGCTTCGCCGGGAGCCGAATATCGAGACTTTGTCCTATCTTTCCTCCACTGTTTGCAAACCGGTCATCATACCGGAGAGTCACAAAGCGTGTGGCGGAAAGGTTATTCCTTAAGACCCTTGCCACCTGATTGGTAATCATCGCAATCGTTAATAGAGTATTGGTTACTTCTGCCATGGTTCCCCTCGTTCAGGGGGCAAACCTTAACCGGTACGTATATTGTTTTGGTTTGCCCACTTGTCATACTCGCTGGGCGTCATCTCATCCGGCGATTTCGGAACGTGCGCAGCACCGGGATTGACCGGGGGAATCGGTGGAGTGACAGGCAGCACACCAGGCACCGCAGGTGTCGAGGGCGCAGGTATCACTGCCGGAATCCCCCCAACACGCGAGGCCCGTACCGCAAAGTCGCGGACCTGGTCAAGATGCGACATGGCGCCCACCCGAGTGAGCGCCCCTGGTTCGGACAGCAGACTATGCAAAACTTCCGGGCCTTGCGGTGTCTCCACCAAATGCCCCAGCACTTGGTTGAGCGCGCTTTGCCCGAGGGTTTCTGTCGTTCCTGCCTGCTGCGTCAGTGCGTCATAGTCGGTATGGCGCGCCCGCATCTCTTGTATTCCTTGATTCCACCGACTCTGTACCTGTTCCGCCTTCGTGGCTTGCTGTGCCACCTGGCGTTGTTCCCGATCTGCAGCCAACGCTGCGTGTGTCGCGTTTGTCGCCTCAGAGGCCGCCAACGCCTGTATATACCCATCGGCGTTATCAATAAAATCAGTCGAGCTGGGCATTGCAGCAGGTTCTGGCGAGGGTACCGCCGCTTGCTGCGTTGCTAATTGCCCTTCTAATTCTGCGATACGCCGGTCTTGTTCTCGCATCGTCGCCGTCATCCCGTTTATGCGGTCACGGGCGCGGCCTCCATACTCTTCAGACGTCTCCTTTTTAGGAGGCGTGGGTACTGCGGGCGTCTCCGTTTTAGGAGGCGTGGGTACTGCGGGCGTCTCCGTTACAGGAGGCGTGGGTACTGCAGGCGTCTCCGTTTTAGGAGGCGTGGGTACTGCGGGCGCCACTGCGGGCGTTACGTCAGGGTCAGGCGACTCGGGAACAGCCAGCACGGTATCAAGCGCGACCTGGTCCTCGGTCGTGGAGGTGATGGTGACACCACCGAACGTGACTTGGGCTTCATCAGCCATGGCGCACTTACTCCTCTAAGGCGTCTTGCTCCGCGTGCGAGTCGGAGAGACGGGTACTAACTGCAAAACGTGGGTCGTACACATTAGATTGCCCAAGCTGTTGCGGATGGGAAAGCACCGGGATAGGCATAAAGTCAAATGTCCTATCGTGCCACTCTTTTGGAATTTCTATCCACTGCTCAGGCGGTTCATCAAAGTTTATTAAATGCGCCATCTCAGCCCCCTTGTACCGCGTCTGGGCTCTCCTGAAACGTTAGCCACAAGTGATACAATAAACTACTTTCTACTTCCGCCGGTGCTAAATTTTCTGCAAGGAACTGTGCTTGTAACGCATCGGGCAAAGGATGGCTTATGGATTCTTGTTTCAACAGATCAAAGGTGCGAACACGGTATTCGTCTCTGGCAGAATCAAAAACGATGGTCGCCCGGCCAGAATTGACTTTCTCACGTACAGATGTTAGGACTACAGGGATTTCCATCTCAGCCCCCTTGCGCTGCGTCAATCACCAGTTCCGCCTCCTCAATATCCAAGCCGCGTTCTTTCGTCTGTGCCTCAATATCAAGCTTCCGGTTGTCAGCGGCCGTCTTCTGCGCGAGCTGGTCGCGTTGGATTTCCAGTTTACCCAGTTCTATCGTATAATCCCGTGTCTTATCGTCAAGCGCCAGTTGCTGGCTCTGCATCTGCGTACGGAGCTGTTTCGTTTCCTGTTCCCGTTCTTCAGCGTAGGCATTGAGCTGTTTCAACTGCTGCGTTTGCTGCTGCACCTGCGCTGCAAGCTGCTGCGGGCTCGGCTCATCGTCCGTCCCCAGTGCCTGCACCGGCACCATGCGCTTCAGCCGGTCAGACGCTTCCTGGGCATCGGGAAAGTCCAGGTTCCGCACAATAATATCCGCTAACACCGGACCAGAGTCAGGGTACGCCGTTGTCGTCTTAATAAGGCTGTCCGCGGAATCCTGCCGTTGTGTGGCCAGGCTCGGGCCAGTGTCAATCGTTGCCTCGAATTTGGACGCGCTCAAGTCAAAGAACTTCTTCTGTCCGTCTTTATTGGTAAATTCTTCGTTAATGGTAACCACGTCCTCTTTATCATCCAGGCCAATGATACTGACAACCCGCTTTTGCGTGTACAACTTTGTGATCAGGTCGAGCAGAATCCTACCACCTTGCCGGATGGAGCGGTGGGCATTGCCCGGAAAATGCGCGTTGGTGATGTCGCCCCGGTGCTGCAAACGTCGCAACGCTTCGCCGCTCTCAGGAAGACGCCCCTGGGGAAGCTCACCCATCGTAGGCTGATGCACGCCGGAAACCGCCCGCATATCCTCTGCGGCCTGTGCGCGCAACAGAGCCAACGCTTGGATAGGCGGCTCGGCCACCTCCCGACGCGGCGGCGGCATGACGCCTTGGCCGTCCGGCGTCATCACAATGGCGTGCTCCAAATAGGGTGCATTCGAGATATTGGAATCCCGCCACTCTGTTTCGTGGCCCTGGAAACTACCCTCAGCCGCGACCCATGGCGCACGCGGAGCCAGCGCGACTGTCTCCACTTCAATCGTGGCTTCAAAGTTGAAAATCCGCTGGGGGTCAATAAGATTGTGCGTCATCCCCTTGTAGGCTATCAATCCATTGATATCTTCTTCCACACCGATGACCGGGATAATGGGAATATCTTTACCTGGCCAAGCCCACGGTGCATCGAGAACTTCAGCCCCACTCAACTTGACATGCCAAATCTGCTCAAAGGTTGCCATACGATTATTGACGATCTTGACGCTCTCGGGAAGCTCCGAGGGCAGCTCGCTCGCCTTAAAGACAGATCCATCATTCAATTGCACAATCTTTTCTGTGTTCTTCTCAACATAGAAATACTCGGCTACTCGCACGGTGTCTGCCGTAATCCAGCCCTGAAACCGCGTGTCCTGCGCCAACGGTGCGTAGTCCACGATGGCCTTCCCGGGATATTGCCGCCGAAATTCCTCATGGCTCATATCCTCCACGACAAAGCCCCACTGGGAGCCAGCCCCATCTGGCTCAAGGCAGAGCGGGTCCAGATACACACTATTCCAGTCGCGCACCCGTACAAGTCTTGGCACCAAGTCAAACGACATTTCGTCTGCAAACTCTAAGATAATTCGATACCAGCCGCGCCCGATGCGAAATTGGTGATCTACCGACGTCTCGTAGACGATATCCGCGTTATTTTCCTGCTCGATCCGCTTAATAATCCCTGCAAGCACCTGCGCAGTCTCTAGGCCCTTGTCAGCGTTCGTTGTGGCACGTACACGAATCGCTGGCCGATTCTGGCGAAAGGCGTTGATTTCTTGGAAAATCATTGCCTCAGTCCGGTTAATCGTCAGGCACAGACGAGGATTAGGCCCACTCTCGCGCAGTTGACGATACGTGTCTTCCCACTGATCGCCATGACTGAATCGCAGCTCTTCTAGTGCTCGTATACGATAGAGGTTCTCTCGCTCACCTACCTCCTTCATGTGGTCCCGCGCTTGGGTGCAAATGTCCTCATTCGAGAGTTTAGGCCGGTGCGGCATCGTCCCCATCCTTTATGCTATACGCAGGAGGCAGATAGGGCGGGGCGGCATCGCCCCCATCCTTGACGCCATACACAGGAGGCAGATAGGGCGCATAGACCGCCACCGCCTTACTCAGTGCGCCAATGCACGCAGAGAGCGCGGAGCGCAACGGATGCGGGGTAGGGTATCGTGCACGCATTCCGACACAATTTTGCATCATGACGCGCAGCCCTCGTTCCTCCGCTTCAGGGTCTTGGTCCAGTTCCACGACCGCCCGAACGCTAGCATATACCATCTCTTCTTCGGTCATATTTTGCTCCTAAACGTATGCCACGTGAGCGCCTAATGCCGGAGTTGGGCAAGAAGCGTAGTAAGCCTTCCATAAGCGCTGACGCGCATCCTCCACAGCCTCAAAGCGCGGAAAGTCCGTGGCTGTCTCAAGGCCCTTCCCCTCAAGAATCATGGCGCCTGCATAGCAAGAATAGGGGGTACGTGCCCAGTTGGCAACAAATTCCCATTGCAACGTGCCACCATCAAAGCGGACGCATTCGCCGTAGGCCATCATACGCTGCTCCTCTCCGTGTCACCCCTTCGCAATCTCGCTATGAGGGCGTTATGTTCGGCCATCCTCACAGCCTCTTTTTTCATACGTTCTTTGTGTGGACATTGCCGTGCATGTGGGGAATACGGGCTAATAAGATCGTGACATGTTTTGCAAAAGATACAAATCATACGCTCCCCCATCCGCCCGCCACACGCGACCGAGGCTCTTGCGTAGCGCGGACTACCGGCTTCTGCTTCGCCGTGTGAATGCCTGAATTGAAAAAGTAGCGTTCCTGATCCATTAAATGATCATTGTCTTTGATGATATGGCCCACCTTGTCCCGAGCATACGTGCGCCGCTCGGCTTCAATGGGCGCCAGATTGTCAAAAATCTTGAGCCGACTGGTCGACAAGCGCTGGAACACTTCATAGATCCCGGACTCCACCGCATTCTTGGCAGGGGTAATATGCAGGCCCAGCGCCCGATACTGCTGCAGCAATTGTTGGCCATCAGACTGAGACCGTCCGTTAGCCGCCGGATCAATCACGCCGGGTATCCAGTCGCCTACCGACTGGATAGCATGGGCATGGGTCGATAGCTCGGCTTTCCCCGCCTTGTACACATAGTAATTGTACCAGGTGTCCGTCTCATCATCATACGCATACCAGCCCACCGCCGTCCAGTTCCACCCGACATCCATGCCATACCCGCGTCGCCAGTGATCCGGGATCTTGAACGGCTCACACAAATACCGCTCTCTGGCAATCGGATAGACCACGCCCGAGCCCAACATCGGCCGCCCCAGCTTGCGGGCATCGAGTTGGTACGCAGGGATCGCCGCCTCCATGGCTTCCCGCGTCTCCCGGGTGAGATGGGGCACATCGTCCCACGAGGCCATGGTGACATGCTGGGAGCCCGTCTGCTCGTCTTGGGGCATCTCCCCTTCCGGTAGGAATACTTGGATACCGGTAGTCAAACCTTCTTCTGGAGCAATCGTCCACAGCAGGATGCCACCCTCAAAGCGTCCGGTTGCCGCAATACGGATCGTGCACTCCGTCAGCACGTCGAGCGGGCAAAGTTCATCCAAGAGAATCCCGTGCTTTGCGGTTCCCTGAAAGGATTTGTGCCCCTGTTCAAAGCTCTTGAAGCCCAGCGTCGACGTGCCACCGGAGCTATGGCGCACCGGGATAAATTCAATCCCTCCCGATACCCCATGTCTGCCCCGCATGCCATCGAGGAGCAGATTGGCGCCAGGGATAAAGCCCGTCCCCAGGTCATCTGCATGTCGGATATCTACCGTACCCATCAACTTTTCTTGCAACGTATTGCGGGTTGATTCCCCATTGACGCCCGCAACCCACCAGTCCGTAGGATGGTCGAACCGCTTACCAGGCCACCATGCCGGATACTCTCCGATCATATGGTACGCCGCTTCGCAGCACCCCGCGTCCGTGCCCCCGACGCGATTGCCCTTAAGAAAAAGCCGGGAGGTGTGGTCGGCCCCGGCCGCAAAAAACTCCATATGCTTAGCGTACAGCTCCCGCCGGGTCGGGCCGATGGCCTCGAAATACGTCCAGAGCTTCCGCCGCCGGTGGTAGGCTTCGTCCAGCTCGTAAAGGGTTTCGAGTTCGATCTCTTCAGCCATGGTGAGGGTC